GAGGGCCCGCGAATCTACGCAACTCCGCGAAAGACCTACCGAGCGCTCATTGACTTTATCAACGAGTGGGTTCCGCTCCGTGGCGTTGAGGGGCTTATGTCCTATTACGACGGTTTAGCAGCGGCCCGCAAGAGCAAGAATCACTAACGCGCTACTGCCATGGCCGCAAAGAGTGAAGCGGACCTCACCGCATTCTGGACCGACTTTGACCAGCGCATGTCCCCGTGTGAAGCGGACCGGCGTTTGGGAGTCGCCAAAAATACGGTTATGGCCGCAATCAGGCGCGGGGAGATTGAGCCCTTGCGCATCCCGAACACAAAGCGCGTCTATGTGACGCCCAACCTTTTAGCCGAATGGGTGCAAGCATACTGGCACTGATTCGGCTCTTTCATCCCGCTAGTTACACGCATGGCCGGTTGTCCTACTCCTTTCGGACTAGCCGCCCATATGGGCCGTGATAAGGGGAGAGGAAACCCCACCATACAGAGCATGTGTCCATGGTGCCCCCAGCATGGTAGAGCGTTGGCATAACGTTCCGCATCTTCATTCACAACACCGCCCCTGCCGGCCATGCGTGTAGCTATACCTAAAGAAAAGAGATCAACATGACAGCATCTCAGGCCGTGCGCCTAGAGCGCCGACGGCTGGAGCGTGAGCGCATTGAGCGTGCCCGCCAGACCGTCAAGCAGACCATAGCAATCATCCTTATATCCCTGCTTTTCATGGCCCTCATGGGTATAGCGGAGGGCGGCATATCGGACGCCGAGATAGAAGCCCGCGAGCTTTCAGCGTGGGAAGAGCAGGGCGTAATTGTTCACAGGTGGTAGGCATGAGCAAGCAGCAACACAACTGCTCACAGTGCGAGTTTCTAAGGCGTACCTCGCCCACGCAAGTCTTTTTGAAGTGCGAGTTTTGGAGCGGTCCGCTCCCAGATGGCATTCTCGACGCCTACGGATATGACTACATCATCACCCATTGCCACATGCAGCCCGAAGCGCCCGCTTGCGCATTCTTTCAGCAAAAGATGGAGGTGGTAGCGTGAGCGACTTTTGCACCAGCGCCACCCAGACGGTAGCGATGAATGACGATGGGGGAAACCTCAAGACCTTTTGCAGCGATAAGGGAATCTGGACCAACTGCGAAGAGCTAGGCCGCTGCACACTCTCAGACGGTCCCCACGTGGACGAATACATGCAGTTCCTAGAGTCCAAGGCTTGTGAAGCACCCAAGAGCGGTTTCGACCCCGGCGACAGCATCAGCCCGGTACTATTCCCGCACCAGCGCGATATTGTCAGGTGGGCTTGCAGGGGAGGGCGACGCGCAATCTTTGCCGCGTTTGGCCTAGGAAAGTCCCTCATGCAGCTCGAGCTCATGCGCCTAATCGGTGCCCGTGAAGGTGGGCGACAGCTCATCGTGTGCCCTTTGGGAGTTCGGCAAGAGTTCAAGCGCGATGCGGCGATGTTGGGACTAGAGCCCACGTTCGTCAGGTGGTCAAACGAGATCAAGAGCGACCGTGGGTTGTACCTCACCAACTACGAAAGCGTGCGAGACGGTAGGCTAGACGTTGGGCTGTTCAATGCCGTGACGCTTGACGAAGCGAGCGTTTTGCGCAGCTACGGCTCAAAGACCTATCAGACCTTCTTGCAGCTCTTTCAGGACATTCCCTATAGGTTTGTCGCTACCGCAACCCCGAGCCCGAACCGCTACAAAGAGCTAATCCACTATGCCGGTTACCTAGGCGTGATGGATACCGGACAGGCCCTAACGCGATTCTTCAAGCGAGACAGCACCAAAGCGAACAACCTCACGCTATACCCGCACAAGGAGCGCGAGTTCTGGTTGTGGCTCGCATCATGGGCCGTGTTCGTGCAAAAGCCCAGCGACCTAGGCTATTCGGACGAGGGCTATGAGTTGCCAGAGATGGAAGTAGTCTGGCACCGCGTAGAGACACCGGCAACGGACAAGTTCGACGTTGAGCGCAACGGTCAAGCGGTTTTGTTCGTTGACGCATCCATGGGAGTCTCAGCCGCCAGCAGGGCAAAGCGCGACACCTTGCACCTACGCGTGGAGAAAGCGCGTCAGCTCGTGGAGGAATCGCCAAACGACCACTTCATATTGTGGCACGACCTCGAAGCCGAGCGACATGCGCTCAAAAAGGCTATACCCGAATGCGTTGAGGTGTACGGCTCACAAGATCTGGACGAGCGCGAAGATAGAATCATCCGCTTCTCAGACGGCGAGTTTAGGCTGCTCGCAACGAAGCCCATCCTATCAGGCAGCGGGTGCAACTTTCAGCGCCATTGCCACCGAGAGATATTCGTGGGTGTTGGCTTCAAGTTCAACGACTTCATACAGGCGATTCACCGAGTGCAGCGCTTTCAGCAGAAAGAGCGCGTGCGCATAGACATTATCTATGCCGACACCGAAGAATCCGTGGTAAAGGCGTTGCGCGAGAAGTGGCAGCGACATGAGGAATTGACTAGGAGAATGGAAGAGATAATCAAAGAGTATGGGCTTGCAGACGCCGCGATAGCGGATGCCCTAAAGCGCTCCATTGGCATTGAGCGCGTGGTGGCATCGGGTGAGAGCTGGTTTGTTGCCAACAATGACACCGTGGAAGAGGGAAAGCTGCTAGAGGATGATTCGCTAGACCTCATCGTTACGTCCATCCCCTTCTCAAATCACTATGAGTACACCCCGAGCTATAACGACTTTGGGCACACGAAGGACGATGATGAGTTCTTTGCCCAGATGGACTTCCTCACGCCTAATCTGTACCGTGCGCTAAAGCCCGGACGGCTCGCGTGCATTCACGTGAAAGACCGCATCAACTTTGGCAACGTCACCGGTGCCGGTATCCCGACGGTCCAGCCGTTCCACATGGAGACGGCATGGCACTACATGAAGCATGGTTTCGACTACATTGGCATGATCACCGTAGTAACCGACGTTGTGCGCGAGAACAACCAGACCTACCGCCTAGGATGGACCGAGATGTGCAAGGACGGTACGAAGATGGGTGTAGGTTGCCCGGAGTACATCCTTCTTTTCCACAAGCCCCAGACCGACCGCACGCGCGGCTATGCGGACCTACCCGTAACCCACAACAAGGACGAATACAGCCGTGCGCGTTGGCAGGTTGACGCTCACGCATTCTGGCGTTCAAGCGGTAACCGACCTCTCACAAGCGAAGAGATAGCCGCGTTACCCGTGGGCGACATAACGAAGGTGTTCACCCAGCGCACCCTTGAAGCGGTTTACGACTATGAGACGCACGTTCGCATTGGCGAAGAGCTAGAGGGCACCGGCCACCTACCGGCTACGTTCATGGCCATAGCGCCCGGCTCATGGGCACCGGAAGTCTGGACCGACGTTAACCGGATGCTCACTCTCAACACCTCGCAATCCCAAAAGGGCCGCGAGATGCACGTGTGCCCGCTACAGTTCGATATCGTGGACCGTCTGATAGAGCGCTATTCCAACCCCGGCGAGCTGGTATATGACCCGTTCGGAGGTTTGTTCACGGTCCCGCTCAGGGCTATCCACATGGGGCGGCGCGGCAGGGCCGTTGAGCTTAACACCGGCTATTTCCTTGACGGGGTTTCGTACCTCAAAGCGGAAGAGCAGCGCCTATCCATGCCGACGCTCTTTGACCTCTAGACATGGCGAGCCTAGTGATATGGGTGCCCACAAACCGCGTTGACCGGTTCGGCAAGTACACCCACATGGACGGATGGAACGAGATCAAGAGCGCATTCGAAAGCAGCAGGGCCACCGGCTCGAAGCTCATCAGGCAGGACGTAAAGCACGTGGCGACATGGGCACGACTGGCAATGCACAAAGCTCGCTGGAAACCCATGAACGGTAGAAACGCCGTGCCGGTAATGGTCACGCTCACGTTTGTTGAACGTGACCACCGGCGCGACGTTGGCAACATCCACGGCGGTGCGAAATACGCGCTAGATGCGCTCACAGCCCGCCACAAGTACGGCGCAGGGGCCATATACGACGATAGCCAGAGGTGGCTACCGAAAGTGGCCTATTTCATCGGCTATGTGGGCGACCGGTTCAAAGAGCCGGGAATTCAGATAGTCATAGAGACATTGGAGGATTCACATGAAGCGTAAGAAGATGGTCAAGGTTATCGACGGCGCGACCGAGTTTCTAGATAACTTTGCGGGAGCGTCAGCGGTAGACACCAGCGGCGAGCACGAGGACATGGATGATTTGCTCACGGAGGATGAGATTCACGCGATGCAGACGGCGCTCGTTGTCGTGAAGCACCTCATCGTGGGCGACCTCACCTGCAAAGACGGCGGTGAGCTGGGAGTTCGCATCGTGGGACTCTACGGTTTCGCCAAGCTGGGCGACATTCTGGGCGCAGACCTCTTTGGTGAGGACGAGGACGAAGAGAAAGAGCAGGAAAGCACCGATGATTAGCGGGGAGGGCTCACAGTTCGCCCTCATCCGCTGCAACGATGATGCTGGTTGGCTCAAACAACGCATGAGAGGTGTGGGTGGCTCAGACGTGGCCGCAATCATGGGGCTATCCCCGTGGCGCACCCCCGGCGAGGTTTGGCTGGAAAAGACCGGTCGCGCAGATCCGCAGGATTTGAGCGACCGGCCCTATGTTCAGCGCGGAGTTGACCTAGAGGGGTTTGTGGGCGACCGGTTCAAAGCGGCGCACCGCGACATGCGCATAAAGCGCGTCAACGCAATCTGCCAAAGCCTAGAGCGCCCGTGGGCACAGGCAAGCCTTGACTTTGAGGTTTGTTGGCATGGACGTTGGGGAGTTCTGGAGATAAAGACCTCACGTAGTGACGAGGGTTGGAAAGATGGCATCCCGCTCTATTACATGACGCAGGTGCAGCACTACCTATCAGTGACCGGACGCGAATTCGCATGGGTTGCCGTGCAGTTTGACAGTGACTACCTATGGGAGTACCGCGAATACTACATAGAGCGCGACGAAGAGGACATAGCCGCAATTGATGCAGCCGTTGACGCGTTCTGGAATGAGTTCGTTGAAGCGGACGTTATGCCCGCATTGGTGGGCACCGACGGTGAAGCACGTGGGCTAGCGCAATGGTACGCGACGCCTACCCGCGAAACCGTGACCGACAACGAGCCCGAAACGCTGCAACTCGTGAGCGACTACCAAGATGCAGCGGACCGCGAGAAGCAAGCCAAAGCCGACAAGCAGAGGGCATCCACGCTGCTCATGGCAAAGGTGGGAGATCACAAGTCGCTACTCACCGATACGGCGAAGGTCACGTGGGTTAGGTCCACCGGGGAGAAGTTCGATACGAAGCGCTTCAAAGCGGACCATCCCGAGCTTTACCGGCAATACCTCACCGAATACACGCGCAACGGCGGTTTGAGAGTCAAGGATATCTAGACATGCCAACCGGTAAAGAGAGGGTAATAGCCGGTAACACCAAGACTGGCAGGTTTATCAGCGTTGGGCCGAACGTCTACATAGGCGAGCGCATAGGGCCAAAGCGCAGGATGGAGCAAAAGCGATTCTTTAACAGGCGCGACAAGGCTTTTGAAGCATGGCGCGAATGGCAACGGGAGGTGGACGCGGAGGTTTTCATCAGGCCGAAACTGGAGCGCACGAAACCGAAACGACCCGAGCCCACACAAGAGAAACCAGCGGACGTGAAGGAGGTTGAAGAGGTGGCACAACAGGCAAAGCCCGAACAGCGCTATATGTACCTGCTCGCATTTCAGGGCCAGCGCTCTACAAAGGGCATAGCCGTCTTTGAGCGCATGGAGGACGCCGTAGACATGAGCGATGCGCTCACGGTGGCACTCGACGTGAACGGGCAGGAAGGTAAGTACATCGTGGAAGAGCTGCCCATCTGGGGCAACAGGAGGTAGGAAATGGGACAGTTGGCACAGGTTGCGCAGGGTAACCAGCTCGCACAGGCAAGGCCGCAAGACGGCATTCAGCGCATGCTCACCCACGCATGGCCGCGCATTCAGGCGGTTATGCCTAAGCACATGAACAGCGAGCGCCTTTACCAGCTCGCAGTATCCACCATCAACCAGACGCCGAAACTGGCAGAGTGCGACAGCGCAAGCCTACTTTCGTGCGTGATGAAGTGCAGCGCGTTGGGGTTGGAGCCTAGCGCCGTTGACGGTTTGGGACGTGCCTACATCCTGCCGTTCTATAACGGCAAGGCGCACCGCATGCAAGCGACGTTCATTCTGGGCTACAAGGGCATCATTGACCTAGCTCGCAGATCGGGAAAGCTCAAGAGCATCCACGCGCAAGCCGTCTACGAGGGCGACGAGTTCGATTATTGGGACGATGAGGACGGCCAGCATTTCAAGTTCAGGCCGAACCGCGATGCGCCGCACACCCCCGACACCCTCACCGACGTATACATGACGGCAAAGCTCCAAGACGGCGGTTTCGTCTTTGAGCACATGACCAAAGCCGAGGTGGACGCGATACGGCGACGCTCCAAGAGCGCCGACCGGGGCCCGTGGGTCACCGACTATGAAGCTATGGCGCTCAAGACGGTAATCAGGCGAGCCGCCCGCTATCTGCCCATGAGCACCGACGTTCAACAGGCCGTGGCCGCCGACGAGCAGACGCCAGACTACAGCGGAGTCTTTGCGCCCGTCATCGAATCGGAGCCGGTGAGCGACTCACAGCCCGAATACGACGCCGAACCGGTCCCCGTGGGCGTCGATACCGAAACGGGCGAGATAGTGCCGAATTCAGGCCCTACGGCCCTCGACATGGACCTTGCGGACGAAGATATCCCGTTTGAAGCAGAGTAGGACATGACGGAGATATCCGACCGGACACGCGAGCGCGTGAGTGACCTCATTGAAGAGTATGCCCGCCTATGCGGACGTTCCCTCACAGACGTAGCTCACGCGCTCTGCCGGTCCAAGACGCTCGCAAAGCACGGTTACACGCACGCGCAAAAAGGCCATTTCACGGAAGAGCAGGGAAAGGCCGCTATCGCCGTGCTCAACTACTGGATTGGAGAATGGTATGCAAGAGACGTTCGAACCCGGTGAGCTTTTCATCTACAAGAACGGCGAGCGCTACGAGATCGGGAAGGTGAAGCGCGAGAACAACGACGGGACCGGCTACTTTTGCTGGTACCACACCGGCGAAACCGCCGCAAACACGCCCATCTGGGCTATGCACAAGCTTTCCAACGCCTATGTCATTAACGGCGAGAGTCTGGGAGGGCACTCCCATGAGTCTTAACTTTGCGCTCTTGAGCGGAAACCTCACCCGCGACGCCGAATCGCGCATGACTAAGGGCGGTAAGCGTCTCGTGACGTTCTCTTTGGCCGTTTCGGACGGCTACGGCGACGAACAGCGCACCTATTTCATCGATTGCGTGAAGTGGTGCAGCTCTGAGAAGCAAGCCGAATTCTTTGCGTCACTGGCAAAGGGCGAGAAGGTTGTAATTACCGGCAAGCACATCAAAACGTCCCACGAGAAGGACGGTCGCAAGATCTACCACGACGAGGTATCGGTCTTTGACATTGAGCGCATGACCGGTGGCGAGCGCAAGCAGCGCCAGACGGTACCGGCACAGGCACCGGTAGCCGCGATGCCACCACAGCCGCAAGCGCAACCGGAGCTCTATGACGAAGAGATACCGTTCTAAGGAGCCGACATGTTTGGTGCAAAGTGTGCGAACACAGCGCCGCGATACGCGCAACCCACGTGGAAAGAGTACGCCGAGATGGCAGAGAGGGCCCCGAAAGAGGGCCCTACTTGTGCGGATTGCATCTACTACAAGGAAGTCAAGCAGGAGCAAAACGGACTAACCGAATACATCCCCACGTGCGTCTTTGACATCTATTGGGCCGAATCGCTTGCAGAGCTTGACGGCGCGGACCTCATGAGCGGGATAGCGCCGGGAGACGATGCTTGCAGCGACTTCAAGGAGATGTAGGTCCATGGCGATACTCACCTACGACTTTGAGCACAAAGGCTGGTTGCTGGTAGAGACGGGCCACAACTACTACAGCGCTTGCAAGGGCAACCGGCGCGTTGGAATCGGCTCTATTCACAACGGCGACAAGGCAAAGCTGATGATGCGCTTTCGCCGCAAGGTGGACGAAATGGAGGTGAGCGATGGAGACGCTACCAGCGATGGAGATGCCGGTGAAGCTCGATAAGGGCGCTTTCCTACCGGAGAGGGCCCACGCGACCGATGCAGGTGCGGACATATTCACGCCGGTAGGCTTCAAGGTGCCCGCTTTCGGAAACGCAATTGTTCATACGGGCGTGCACATTCAGCTACCGCCTAACACCGTGGGAATGGTCAAGAGTAAGAGCGGGCTAAACCTCTTTCACGACATAATCACCGAGGGCGTGATAGATGAGGGCTTTACCAATGAGATTGTCGTGAAGCTCTACAACATGGGGCCCGCCGAATACGAGTTCCTACCGGGCGACAAGATCACCCAGCTCGTAGTTATGCCGGTGTACTACCCGCACATGAAGCAGGTGCAAGAGATAGAGGGAGGTGAGCGCGGTGACGCTGGCTATGGGTCCACAGGTCGCTAGCGTGACCGCATGACGCCATTTGAGAAGTCTAGGCGCTCTGACGCCCTCTATCACGACTGTAGCGGCGCGATATCGCGCCGTTGGCTATGCGACAAGGTAGCGCAACTGGAGAGCGATATAGATGGCCTAGAAGCCGCGTTAAAGCGTCTCAAAGAGGGCGAAACCACACCTGAGAGCGCGAGGACCAAAGAATGTGCGGGAATAGACCTATCGGCTTTGGACGGTGACAGGTGCACCCTCTGCATCATGGAGTGCGAGCGGTGCACCTCACCCACGAATCCCGACTACCCGTGCGACCGAAAGACGCGCGAATGGCTGCTTTCACTACGCAAGCAGGACTATCGCTGGGACTACGACGAAAAGAGAAAGAGGTGGACAAGGAAGTGAGCGAGTACAAGCCCATAACGGGCGAATTGCGGGACATGATGGAG